GCACCAGCGCGGGTGGCGGTGGGCGCACCACTTGCGGAGCTTCCACCACTGCGCCCGGCATCTCGGGTGCAGTCATGCACGCGGACGCGGACAGGAGCAGCACGCTGCTGCCGATCATCTGCAGCAATCTGCTTGGTCGCTTTTCCATCGGTGATCTCCTGCGCCGCGGCGCGTTCGTTGAGCTTCTTCTGCAGCGCGTCGCGCTCGACGGTGCGTGTCTTCAGCAGCGCGGCCGCCGCCAGGTTCTGCTGCACGATGGCCGTGCTCTGCGTGGCCAGAGCGAACGACACGGCCTTCAACTGCGTGCGGTAGCCCCATGTGGCCAGGCCCAGCACCACGACCAGCATGGCGAGTATGTAGAGGGCTGCGGTCTTGAGGTCAGCCCTGCGGTTGGCCAGACCCTGCACGAACTTGTACCGAGGCGAGCCGTCCGCATTCTTTCCGTCACGCACGAAGGACCAGACCATCCGGCCATCGTCACCTCGAGCGATGCGCTGGCAGCCGCGAGCCCATTCACCGCGATTCCACTCCTCCATCGCCCCGCTGCCGCAAGTCGCGGCAGCGCCGTTGTTCCACGCATGCGACGACGCCATATCGAAGACCATCTGCGACGGCGGCCGCTTGAAGCACGGAGCCAGGCGCTGCTGCACGGCGACGACAGCCATTCGCTCCTCCGACTCGCACTTCTCCTCGCTCCAGCGCTCGCCCACGATGATCGGCGTCGACGTGACGTGCTTCGTCAGGCCGTTGCAGACCGTCGGCAGGCCGCCGGCCACCCTGTCGGCGTAGACCACGAGCACGCGGACCTTGCCGCTCTCCCACTTCTGCAGGAAGCCCATCAGGAACGGACTGCCAGCAACGAGGGTGGCACCGGCCACGACGATGGTGCTGATCAGCTTGGTCTTGGAGATCACGTCAGATCCCCTTGATCGGTGTCCGAGGGCTCACCACGCCGAAGGCGAGCCATGCGCGCCTCGTGCTCGGCCTCGCCGCGGCGGTCGGCCTTGGCCTTGTAGTACCAGTTCACCGCCAGGCCGGCAATTGCAACGATGATGCCCACCACGATGGTGAACTCGCTCGACACCAACCACCCGAGGAACGACGCACCCGCGCCGGCATAGGTGGATTTCGACGCGACGGTGGCCACGCCTACCTCGATTGCTTCTTTGTCCATCGTGCCTCCTTAGTCGGGGATGGCCGGCGCGGTTGCGGCCTTGAGTTCGGCCATGAGTCGTTGCGCGGCATCGATGTGCGCCTGCAGCGAGATCTGCATCATTTCTGGCGTCACAACCGGCGACGCGGCTGGCTCGGGTTCGGGCTCCGACACGGGCAGCGCCGGGAGCGGCCGCACCTGCCACGCATCCTTTTCCGACACGTAGTACGGCCACTTGATGCGGCTATCCCATCCGCCAGGCGGTGGGGTCTTAGAGGCCCAGGCCGGCACGAGCACAGTCCCGGGTTCAAGTTGGCAGAAGTCGACCGGGCTGTTGCCGGTGTAGGCCAGGGTGTTGGGGTCGTAGTGGAAGACGTACATGGTGAGCCTCAGAACTTGATGTACATGGGCCAGGCGAGATTTCGGGGATGCCCCTCGGCGCCCCCTTGCGACTGGATCGAGATCCCAGTGGAATTACCCAAAAGGCCGGCACCGCGCACATCCGTCGAAATCGAGTGCGCGTGATTGCCAGCGGCACCAGTTCCTCGCCCGACGTCGCCGTCCACCAATTTGGAGAATGGACCTGTCGTTCCCGATCCGACGCCACTCACCTGTGGAGCTGTGTAGGTGTGCGAATGGTCGCCCGAGGCGCTAGTACTGCCCGCGTGCGAGTGCCCCGGGTCGCCATGGTTATGCGTCGGGTCATTCACGCCGTGCACGTGCGCCAGATTCGCATGGTCTTGAAAGGAGCCTGCGACACGGCCCGGGTCCATGCCCCGAGATTCATCCGCGCCTCGAACAAACATGCCCCGCGTGTCGGGCGCTCGGAAGGTCGTCAAGCCATCCCCCACCGAGAACCGCCCCCAGTTGTTCGCGCTCCAATCGGCCTCCGACACGAGGCCCTGTGACGACGCATAGGCGAACAGCGCCGCGTAGGTCGTGCGCGAGAGCAGCACGCCGTTACCCTTGATCCAACCGGGCGCCGACGTGCCGCCGATGAAAGGCACGCACATGCCAACGGGAATGCCGCCACCATCGCGCAGCTGGGCGATGAACGCCCCGTGGTAGCGCAGTTGATCGTCGAGGGTCGAAGGCGGATCGACCGACCCATCGGGGCCGTTCATCGCCTGGTTCGTCGACAGCGCGTTGATGTCTGTGATGACTGCCATTGGTGGTACTCCAGAAACGAAAAAACCGCCGGAGCGGGTTTGGGAGGGGAAAGTGGTAGGCCTACAATTCGCCGATGGATAGCAGCCTGTTCACCGACTACCTGATCTGGAAAGCCATCGGGCTTTGCATATTGGCGTTCGTCGTGAGCTTCCTGTACCGGCTCATCACCGGCCGGTCGCTAACAGAGGCGCGGCGCGGTAGAGAAGAGGAGCGAGAGAAGTAGTCCCGCCCAGGGCCGGCTGCCGTGCTCGCGCGGCCATCTCCCGCTCATAGGCCGCAATGGCGCGGTCCAACTCTGCGGGGTCCGACAGCAGGCCGCCGATGCGCGCGGCCTTCCCTCGCTTCGCGGACTCGCGCAGTGCATCGAGCATCGGGCCCGTGAACTTCCCGACGATCGGCGTGCGGCTGGCCAGCAGGTTCACCGCGCGACTGTCGAGCATCCCGAGCCCCAGCGCGTTCTGCACGTTCTGCGACGTGTTGGAGCCGGTGGCCCGGCCCAGGTCGCGAGCATCCGACGCACGCTTGAGATCGGTTCCCACACCCGTCAGCCGCGCGCGCTCGCCATCGTCGAACAGACCGCGCACCGCACCACCGTGCGCGTCGAGCCAATCGTTGAACGCCTTGCTGCGCAGCGTGCCGTCTGAGGTCACCCGGCGCGCGGCGTCAGTGGTCGCGTAGCTCTTGAGCGAGTCGGTCACGCCGTCGCCAAGGCGCATGCGCTTCAGCGCTTCGACGTCTTCGGCCTGCGACATCCGCGGCGAGAAGAACTTTGGTGCGAGCTCGCCGCCCTCGACCGAGTAGTTGCCGTCGCCACCCTTGCGGAACATGCCGGCCTGTGGGCCGCGTGCGAAGCGGTCTTGCTTGTCGGCATGCAGGTCGATGGCCTTGCGCCACTGCGCCACGATGTCCGGCGGAAAGTGCTCTGCCGCGTCACCTTGGCCGATCGACACCAGGTTGACACGCTTGTCGATGTCGGCCTTCATGCTGTCCAGCGCCGCGGCCTCCTTGTTGGCACTACGCATGCGCGCCTGCTCGGCGGCTTCGCCCACCGAACTGCGCAGGTTCTGCACCGTCTGGAATGGGACGGTCTTGCGAACGATCTCCGCGCCTGGCGCATCGCCCTGGGCGGCCTCCATGCCGACGCGGATGGTGTTGCCGCGATCGGCACCCGTCGAATACACCTTGTCGCCGCCGGCGTGCAGCTTCAATACCTGCAGCAGCGTGGCCGGGTCTTCATCGGGCAGGAAGCCCTGCGCCTTCATCGCCTGCGCCAAGGTGTCGGGAGACTGGCCCCGGCCGTTCTGGATGATCAATCGCATGCCGCCGCCGGCCTGCTTCAAGTCCTGGATCTCGCCCGCCAACGCCTGGGCGCCCGGCGAGTCCTGCTTGATGCCGCCCAGCCGCTTGATGGCGTCGACGATGGTTTCTCCCTGGCGGTTAACGCCCGGCATGCGCGCGGCCGTCACAGCAGGCAGCACTTCCGTGCCCACGCCGGTGGCGGTGTCGATCGCCGCCTGCGCCTTGCTGCCGGTGCCGAAGGTGCCAGGCCCCAAGAACTTGGCTTTCGACGCTTCCATCTCGCGCAACGGCAGGAAGAACTGCGTGTCGTTGAAGGGGTCGACCGCATCGAAGGCCTGCCGCACTTCCTTCGATGCCGCATTGCGCGCGTCGGCCGCGCGCGGTCCGAGGGTGTTTCCGAAATTCGTTCGCGCCGCTGGCAGGTCGGCCGCCACCGGCGCCACGTCATTGAGCACGTTGAGCCGGGCCGCGTTCTGCGCCTGGTCGCGGGCGATCAGCGCCGGCGCACCGCCAGGGGCGTTCCGCACGCTGCGCTCGAGCTGCGAGATCTCCGGGTTCTGCAGGATCTGCGAGACGGTCGGCCCCTCGCCCACGATGTTGGGGCCCTGCTGCTGCAGCGCCGCGCGCACAGCGGGGATCTCGGCCGGCGCGATGCCGCCGGCGTTGAGCACGGCGCGAGCGTCATTGACGGCCTGCGGCGTGAAGATTCGGCGCACCCCCGAGGCGAGCAGATCGCCGGACTTGGCCAGACCAGTGAACGCTGGCGGCA